AGACCGCCCATTTCAAGCGCCTCAAGCTCTTCTTCAACATCCAAATCATCAAGCACCTCTCCCTTACTGAGTTCTTCAAGCAAGGTTTTCTGGGTGATAGTCCCGGCAGTGTAAAGCTGCAGCAATGCTTGTATTTCTTGGGGCTGCAAACGTTGACCCATAAAGTCCCGGTTGACGTAGGCCGTACCTGGCTGGCTTTCGTTCAAATACTCGGCATGAAAACGCAAACAGTTGTCCAGCAGATCTTGCATTTGCTGAGCGATCAGCATCATGGTGCTGTCGCCCTGGCTCCGGTCAATGCGCTTGGATTCTGCCGTTTCTGCTGACAGCTTCTGGCCCAAGACACTGGCCAACGCCAGCGTATTGATCTCTTCCGCGATCCGGTCCAGGTGCTTGAACTGCGCCTCGTAACTGTTCCCAGATGGCTCCACAAACTCGACTCGGGAATCAGTCGGCAGGCTCATGGCCTCCGATGGGCCAGCCGTTATTTCTTCCGCGCTAGGCGGCATCCCGTAGATGGCCAAGAAAGGCACTGCACTGATTCTCAACTGGTTGCTGAGATCAGAGCTGGCCTGATAGTGCTTGAGGTTTAGCTCTGCGATGTCGTTCATTGGTGGCCGCGACTCAAGCACCCCAACGCGGTTGGAATATGCCACCGCAAACGGAATGTCTTTGACAGTCGTTGTGCCCTCATCAAACAGCTTGAACTCACCGTCCTGTTCCTTGCGGTGAATCTCGTAAGCCCCAGGAGTCAGGACTCGAACTTGTTCAACTGCCTTCTCCCCGTATTTACCATCGGGCTCAGTGATCGTTTCAAATAAACGCAGCTGAGTCAGCTTCTGTGCGCCATTAATAATTTCACTTCGCCAGCCCAAAATATCTCTTGGTGCATAGCGAACGTAGTACGGCCTACCGCTGCCATCAGACGCAGCATCGACCAGAACACCGACATGGCCGTAACGCAGGCAAATCCTGGTGGCTTCATACAAAAACTGCGTGATGTCGTTGCCCTGCAGATCTGCGTCAAACAGTTGCTCTGTGATCGTGTCACTTACATCGGTCAATCTGACCGGTTTGCGGGTCAACATGCCCGCCAACATTTTTTCGATGCGAGCGTAGAAAGGGCTCAGACAGCTGATTTTTAGACGATTATCGTATGAGAGATCATCCTCACGGGGATACTGCGGCAAGAATTTTCTGTGGCCCTTCCGAAGGCCGTAAGTGCCCGATAACAGGACTTCAAGAAGGCTCCAATGGTCGGCCATGTTCATGTACGCCTGGTTAGGCGAGTCCACAGTGCTGACGTTGCCAACACGCTTAGCGCCACCAATCCCAGATGAATACACGGCTAAGCCCCTTCCAATAATTTGATATTAATGGAGAGATCTGCAGACACAAGAAAAGGGCAGTTACCTGCCCCTCTCAATATTCAACTGGAAGGGGAGAACACAGCGTCTAGGGCGAACCCCGACCCGATCCGTTTGGACTTTGACCCGACAGCCCGCAAGCCATAGCCGGTTCTGTAATCAATATACTCTGATGCCCGTCCCTCGGCCAGCCCTTACGTGCAAGGGGTTGTATAGAGCCCACACCACGTAGCCCAAGCTGTCAGTGAGATGGTCGAATCCGGCCTCTTTGTCAGGTTCCGAAGGATTGCGCTCTGAATAGCTCTGCAGCTCTAAGCACTCGATCATTCGTTCGCACCTGGCAAGAATTTGCACCCGAATCTCGCCTTTGCCGTTTTCCAGCAGAGCTTGAACAGCAGCCACCCGATCACGGATGAGAGGGTTGGAACGACCGGCAACGACTGAGAGTCCGGCCATCCGCAGCAGCTCCAAATCTGTCTTCGCGGCTGACGAATGACGGTTTCCTCCAGATGCGTCTGGGTAGACATATATAGGGGCAGAAACGTGGGCAGATCGTCGCTTGATTTCTGCAGCCATGGCATCTGTGTCATGAGCTTTTAACTCGTCAATGATTAGAAATTGATGGCCCAACCTCACCCCACAAACAGCGTTGCAGTTGTCAATATTGAAATCACAACCCCAGTGGCGTGGCTCATTGTCCAAATTGACCGGGGCCGTCTCAATAACGTGCTTCGCTCGGTCAAAACGGTCGTAAACCTGCGTACTGTTTAAAAGGACGAACTCACCATTCAGGTAAGCGGCAAGGCTTGCTGAGTCGTAGTTCTGCTGCAGCCGTTCGATGAAGTCTGGGGGCAGATGTGGATTGTCTGCCGTCTTCATTTTAATCAACCTGCGGTCGCTGCGCTCCTGCATCTCTGGTTTGCCGAACTGCTGAAATAACCAGCGAAAGCCTTCAGGTGTGCTGGCAACAGCAAATTGCCGCACATTGCCTTCGCGTAAACGGCCCAAAATCTTTTCAAACGCGCTCTGTGCATCGACCAGGCGCAAGATGTCGATCTCATCAAAGCAAGCCCACGCGGCGTTGACGCCCACCGCAGTGAAGGCCCCATTTTTAATTGACCGGCACAGAATCCGGGTCGGTTTGCTTAGGTGTAATTCATATTCAGGCAAAGGGCTTGTTCGGTATGTAAAAGGGATGCCGTATTGCTCCAGGTATTTGTCAAAGGTGGCTTTCCAGATGTCACGAATCATCGGGTAGGTGGGCTCCATGACGATGCCCGTGAAACCCTGATTGAGGATCGCCAGCGAAATACTTTTCGCAGCTAGCGCCACGGTTTTACCTGCGCCATATCCGGCAGTCAGACCCAAGATCTGAGTTTCGGTGTCTTCAACAAAGGCCAACTGACCAGGGTGCAGGTCGGCTTTTATGCGACGAAGAATTTCGTTGGTGTCTTGAGCTGAGGGTGGCGTAGCGAACTGCGTAAGCGGCACGGCCTCACAGATGTCGTCAACCAAACTCATGACATCTCGAAGCGCAAAAGTCGGGCCTGCAACTCGATGGCCTTAAGGGCTGTGCTGTATTGGCTTTTTGTGGTGGCCTTTCGCTGAATGTCTTTCAAGGCACAGAGCGATTCGTGGAGCCATTCGGGCCGCTCCAGCTCAGCGTCTAGGCGCTGGTGATCACGGGCCCGCTTGATGTATTCCTCCAGCTGGCGAGTGCTGAGGCCCCAGGCATCCGCACCGTATTGCAGGATTTGAGTTCTGCTATTGCCTTCCAATAAGAGCTTGTAAACGGTATTTATCCGCTCATCTACCTGGATATTGGTCGATTTAGCAGCCATGCCCAGACGTTAACAGGGCCTGGAAGTTTGGTGAAGTGAATTAATGGCAACAGAGGTTATATGGAACGCCTGATCGCGTGAGAGGAAACCTTTGTACTTGTGATGAACTTCGGTTGCGGCCTTGTAAAGCTGCGAGGTGGAGGGCTTGAAATCCGAATTGGTCAAGTGGTCAATAACGACGTGCGAAAGCGGTTTTTGATTTTGCTCAGCGATGCGTTTGTAAGCGTCAAGCTGGTCTTGCTTCAGGTTGATTGTAACTTTAGCCATTAGGGAAAATGCAAAGAATGCAGTGAATTTTTTACTCAGGAATTTTTACTTGATCACCTATCCAGTGCAAATATGGTCCAATATTGACCTCTGGTTCCTGCGCGGTGTACCACCTGTAGTCACAGGTATAGCAATGGCGGCGGCGCACTGTTTCGTAGGGGCCTTCAACAGTTCTTTTGGTCGTCACAACTGAAACGCGAACTGAATGGCATTTCGGGCAATGCATAAGCGGAAAGGCGAAGAATTTGATCAATTTCTTTTAGTTGGCCCGAAATAAACTCATAAGTTGATTCAGGTAAGGGCTCAACATCTTCAAGGGTGTTGTCAAGAACTGCACGCGATACGGCCAAAGACTGGTCAAGAAGCGTTTGCAGGCGAAAGATTACAGGCCGTTGCCTGACTGTGTGGAGTTTCATTCAGTCGATTGAAGGTAGGAGCTGCTCTACGTTTTGAAGCTGCTCTTTCACGTCAGCAATGTATGCAGGCAGCAGTGGCTTGAGGCCAGTGCGGACTTGTTGTCTTAACGAGTTGATGTCACGGGCAGTGGCCTCCCAGTTGGCACGACGTTGACGGTGGATGTCGCGGATGGTGTCCTTGTCAACGTTGACGCCTATGGGCTGTTGACGGCCACTGGTGTCAGTTGCGCGAACACCTGTGGAATCACGAAACCCTGCGCGAGTTGTTTGGGCCTCGTAGTCCTGAGCCTCGTAAGCAGCAACGCAGTGACAGATAACGGCTAAATCTGAGCCACCATGCCGATGGATGTTGCCGTCGATAATTTCGGCGTCGTAATCGGGCAAGTAATGGTTCAGGAGCCCGTCGCCA